AGGCCATTTATAGCACCCAGCAACCAGTAACGACTGTTGTTGTCTTGAACGATGACGATGACTTTACTACGAGCGAGCAAACGGAGTTGATTGCGTACTGCGACTTGCATTTTGTTGATGGTGAAGGTTACTTCGGGGGTGTAGAAGATTGTGCCATTCTCCATGCTTGCGTTCAAAGTTTCGGTCATGGATGACGTGGCTTTGGTCAAGTCGTATTCAAAAAAACCGCTTGCATTGTATCCGGTGAACCCCGTAACCGCACCTGAAAGGTTAGCGTTACAGGACCCGGTAGAAATCCAGTTTTGGACGTAAATTGCTTTGATGCCACCGACTGAATCACGGCATCCGAGTGTGTAACCAGTTGTTAGTGCGCAGGACATATGTGTATTTGGGGTTTAAGTTTCAAGAGAACAAAAAAGTGAGGGGAGGTTTCCCTCCCCCCGTACACATTAGGTCAAGCGGAAGTCAACGACCAAGTCTGGATACGCTATTTGTACGCCTGCTTTGAAGGCTGCGATACTCCGTACTTCGTCTAGGTCCCTTGAATAAAAAATCGAGAACTGCTCCTCGTCGCTCAAAAGGTCCGTCCCGTAGAAGAAGTTACCGAGGTAAGATGCAACGATGCGGTTGGTGTTGGTCAAGCCGGGAACCGCAATTACACGGACGTTTGTGCCGGGATAGATGATGTCCCCGTCAGCAAGACCAGCCAAGTCAACTTGGTTATACATGACACCCGTGGAGGCTTTGAAAGCCCCAATCAAGGTACGGAAGTTGTTCCAACCGCAGAAGATTACGAGGTCGTTCTTGGTCAGGATGGCCTGTGGGATTTGGTTGTAGATGCCGTCAAAGATGGAAATCACGTTGCTTGTAGTGATACCAACGGAGGCAGAAACCGCACCAGTGTTACCGCTGATAGTAGAACCCGAAGCAGCGTTCAAGAGTTGGTTGACGCCTGAAAAGTAAGCGTTACCCTGCCAAATTGCATTCTCCAAAGCCTCTGCGATGCGGAGAGCCTTCTGCTCGGCAAACGCCTGCTCGAAAGGAACGCCTTCGTACATTGAACCTTGGGTCAACTGGGTCTGCATCCAGTACTGCTCCAAGGAGCGAGGACACAAAGTTTCCATCACTTTCATACGGCCAACGGTGATGACACGCTGACTGAATGTGGTTGTGCCTGAACTTGTGAAACCGCAAGTATCACCGCCTTGCAGAACTGCATCGGTGTCCATGAGGTTCAACGCAGCAGCGAACTTAACACCAACTTGCTTGGTGAACAGGGCTGCTGAACGAGCGGAGAATACCGCTTTAGTGATGAGAGGAAGCCTCTCTTGGTCGGTGTAGGCAACTAAATTGCCAAAATTGTATGCCATGGTTAGTGGGGGTTTAGGGGGTTAGTTTTTTTTGAGTGATTGGAGTGCTTGTGCGAGAGCGTTGAAGTTCTGCGATGCCTGAGCCTTGCGTTGCTCAACGATTGCGGAACCGCTTGCTTTTGGGGCTTCGGCTGGGAGTTCGCTGACTTTTTCAACGATATCGGCCATGGTTTCAACTTGGCTTGCAAATGCGGACATTTTCTCCTTCATTTTGCCCATTTCAGCGTAGGCAGCCTTGAGGTCTTCCATAATGCCAGCGAGGTGCTTGGCGACGATGGCCTCAACGACTTCAGGGGTCATAAGCGGATAAGCGTCCTTGATCTCCTCGGTAACCTCAACGGCCACTTCGGGGGTGATTTCAGCAGCAACAGGCAACGGCTCGATGACCGGGGTTGCTACTTCGGCAGCGATGACCTCAACGATCTTGCCTCCTTCGGTCTTGATAGTGCCAACGCCTTCGACAACATGCTCGCCATCGGGGGCAGGGAGAGTGCCGTCCTCGGCTACAACGTAAACGGCAGTACCTGCAACGAGGTCGCCATCCACACGGACAACGGTGCCGTCGGTCAACTTGTAGTCAGCGAAGGACTGCTTTTGGGTGCTGAATTTGCGGAGTTCAGTCCGCAGGGATTCGATTGCGTTTTTCAGGTTCATAGTTAGTTGGATTTGTAGTTGGGGGTTAATTGTTGCAAAAAAGCGGTAAGTTCATCGGCAAGGCTAGCGAGTGCGACCTCCAGTTCGGATTCGGTCTTGTCCATTCCAAAAAGCCCTTCAACGGAGAAACCCCGGAACAGGTTGCGGTTGTCCCACACCTCGTCGTTCTCGACTTTGAAGGAACCGAACCAAGAACCGTCGGGTGTGTCCTCGTAGCCCTTGGGTGGCATGATGCCGCGCTCGGAGTCGGTAATGAAGGACTCGAACATAAACACGCCATCCAGTTCTGCGTTGTGGTAAGCGTTGACGTTGTGTTGATTTCCCTGCTTGAAGTACTTCTGCACGATTTTGCGGATGGTCGCTTTGTCAAACACGACGTAGTACTCGCCATAGGTTTCGTCCTTCCGAAAGATGGGAGTGTCTGCAAGCATGAGAGGGCCAGTAAGCACTCTCCGTTCGCCTGTTTCGCTAAATCGTTGTGGTGTCTTTGCGAAGGCTTGGAATGGCCGTTCGATGGCGGGCATATCGGTCAGGGCCACGAATTGGACCCCTTCATCGACTTCGTCCACGGTCATCCTATAAATGGGTAGTTCCATAGTGGTAAATGTGGTTAGGCTCCAAGAGTTGCAAATTCCTCCAACCTCCGAACCCTCCGAGTGCTTTGGGTGATGTCCCGTTCCACCACATAGGCTCGCATAGGCGATGAACCTTGGCCTTGGCCCATTGCAGCACCATCGGTCCCAAGCATCGTCATTTGCGGATTGGCAAAGATGGAAGGAGGTGCAACCTCTCCGCCTTCACCACCCCCGGCAGTCAACGCACCACCGCCTCCGCTTGCTGAACTCCCTTGGAACTGCGTCTTGCTGATTTTCGCAACCTGTGCCAAGCCTGTCGCAAGGGCGATGCCTGCTTCAACGAACTGACGACCCGTTGCAAGTTTAATCGGGTTTCCTCCAGCAGTCAGGGCAGCGGTTACGGCCATGAAGGTGTTGATAAGGGCTTGACCCATGCTGGCCTTCTTGTTTATCTCAAAGGCTTTTCTTTGGTCTTTCTCGGACTTGCCCAAGCCAGCGGTCAACAAATCACCAAGCGCACCAACGGCATTTGATGCCATCTCCAAGTCCTGTTGCCTACGTTTGCGTTCAATTTCCGCAATCTTTGCCGCACTATCCTCGGCAATGCCTTGCTCTTTAAGTCGCATTTCCTCGGTCAGTAGGATGAAGGCTTTAGCAAACTCGTCCGCATCCGTAAATCTCTTTTTGAGGTCTGCCTCTCTTTCGGCTTTCTCTTCCTGATGGATTGCAAGTTTCTCATCTCGCAACTTCTCTTCCCTTTCAAGTTCATCGGTAATCCTGCCAATCTTAGCCAATCGTAAATTCTCGGATTCCTGTTTGGCTGCCGAATCCATCGCCCTCAAATCTTCTGCATCTTTCTTCTGCTTTTCTATTGCATCGGTTCGCAGTTTGGTTTGATAAGTCAGCCTTGCGACCTCTTTTTCGTGAATTAGTTGCGCTCGCTCTTCTTCCTTCTCGGCTGCTGCAATCCTTGCGTCATAAGCAGCCATCAAGAGATTCTGAACCTTTGCCTCGCTTTCGCCTCTTGCCTCTGCAAGTTCAACCTGCCTTTGCGCTAATTCGGATACGGCCTTGAGGTCTTTCGTTTCAATGCCCAAGAAATCCTTGACAACCTTTGTGAGTTTTTCCCAGTTCTCAACAAGCAATCCAACACCAACAATCGCTGCACCAATACCCGTTGAAATCAATGCAGTCCTAAAGAGGCGAAGGCTTACGATGGTTCCTTTCAGCGTCTTGTCGTAAAGGGCCGTTGCAATCCTGTTGGCCGTCATTGAGATAGCCGATTCCTTTTGAAGGAGGACCGTTACCTGTTGGATTCCGTTGGCAATAGCCATGGTCGCATTGACCTGCAACATAGCCTTTTGGATGTCCTCGTTTTCCTCACCAAACAATGCAGCAGCACCTTGGGCGATTTGAAAGCCAGCAGCAACGCCTTGGACCGCTTGCGTGAATGCCTCAATGTTCTTGGTGTCCGAGCCAAGGTTTTTGACCCTTTGGCTAACATCGCCAATGGTGTCGGATAGTTCCCCTGCCTCGGCCTCTAACTTCCGAAACTCTGCGGAGTTCTCTTGCCCTGCGACCGCAAGGTCAACGAGCGCACGTTGTAAATCACGGAGCCGTTTCTTTGCGGATTCCGTTCCCTGACCTGTTGAGTCTTTGAGTCCTACTTCGAGGACGATTTCTTTAGTAACTGCCATAGTTTTTTATTTGTCTGCCCATGCTGGTAATCCCGACACAACCTCC